TGGTGATCGAGATTTAAAGCGATATGCAGATACAACTTATAAATTAGCAATTAAACTAGGAGAATTCCAATGAATAAGACAATGCATGGCTTATCTAAGCATCCTCTTTACAAGACTTGGAATAACGTTACTCAAAGGGTAGGCAAGAATAAGTATTACGCAGGAGTAGGCATTTGCAATGAATGGCTTTCTTTTGTCAATTTTTACGAATGGTCTATTAATAACGGATGGAAGCTTGGATTAGAGATAGACAGAGTAGATAATTTGCGTGGTTACTACCCAGACAATTGCAGGTGGGCCACTAGGCAACAACAGTGTAGGAATACCAGTAGAAACAAATACTACGAATACAAAGGAGAGAGATTAATGATTGTTGAGATTTGTGAAAAATACAATATCAATAGAAACACGTTCAACAAAAGAATTCGTCTTGGTTGGAGTATAAAAAAGATAATAGAAACACCAGTTATAAAACAAATTAAAAAAAATGAGAAGCACAGTATTGCACTATGACAATGGAAAGGGTTACGACGTAATTGACTTTGCCGTTGATTACAATTTAAACTTTTTCAGATTTAACGTGCTCAAGTATATAACTAGAGCTGGAAAAAAAGATGACGAAGTTAAAGACTTAGAGAAAGCTATGGACTACCTTAGACGTGAGATAGAGACCGTAAGGGAACGAAGAGATAGGCTAAGGGACATAGAACTAGAAGGAGGATATACAGTAATAACCCCAAAATAGACAGCTATGCCAATACCAGAACCACAGATCGGAGAGAATCAAGATGACTTCATCCAAAGATGCGTTTCTACAAAATCAATGAAAGATGAATTTCCAGACGTTAAACAGCGTTTAGGAGTATGCTACAACAAATGGAGGGAGAAGTAATAACTTTACTAGACGGTAAAACTTGGGAGATGGACGACATCTTAAAAAAGATGTGGGACGATTCCTTTTACTATGGCTATCTAGGTAAGGCAGCATTATCTTCATCTTCATTTAAGAAGCTGACTATATCTGTAGAAGAGTATCAAAAGAGCTTAGTAGAACGTAATGATTCTCCTGCCCTTAAGATAGGCAGGCTTACACATCACGCTGTACTACAACCAGAATTAGTAGGTCAATACTACGAGTTCGTAGATTGTAAGACTAGAGGATCTAAGATCTACAAGGAGGCTGTTTTAGAGTCGCCTAGAGAAGTGTTCTTGGAGAAGGATAAGATCTGGTCAGATAACATGAAAGATGCTGTCTATTCGCACGAAACAGCTTCTGCTTTACTGCTCACTGGAATGGCTGAAGTACCTGCTATAGATTACGTGCAAGGCTTACCAGTCAGAGCTAAGGCTGACTGGCTAAGAGATGATTGTATCGTTGACCTTAAAACGACAAGTTCGATAGATGATTTTGACTATAATTGTACTGTATTCGGCTATGATATTCAAGCGTATCTGTACACGAAGATCTTCCGTAGGCAATTTTTTATATTTATTGCGGTTGATAAGAAGACATTTAAGGTTAAGGTTGTTCAGGCTACTAAAGAGATGATCGACGAAGGAGAGCGTAAGGTGGCAATTGCTGTGCAAAACTACATCAATGAGTATTTTTGATAACAAGGCATCTGAGATGGTCGTAGAAGAGTTTTACAATATGGCTCTTCACGACTACAACAAGGGAAGCTCTGTAGAGGTCCTAGAAGCCAACATAAAGGTGTATGAGGATCTTGAGCTGTACTTACCTTGTGCAGGTATAAAGAAGGCCGTAGATGAGATTAAAGCGATTGAGAGGATTCTGTATGAAGTAGACTCAATGATATACAACGAAACGTTAATAGACAAAATAACAGAAGTAGACGAAGATGAAAGAGGAGATAATTGAATTTTACATTAAGGAGATTGAGACTGAGCTAAAAGTAAACTTGTTAGACACGAAAAGAAAGACAGATGAGCTAGTGTTCGCTAGAGCTGTAGCTTACTATATTTTTCACGAAGGATTTGGTATGGGATGGTCAGATATTGGTAGGTTATTCAAAAAGAATCACGCTACTGTATTGCACAGCGTAAATAAGCTTACGCCTTACCTAAAGACGTTACCTAAATACCAGAGACTAATAGATAGGCTGTTCTTGTACGTGCCTAATCACATAAAAACTAACAAGCAGGTAATTATTGAGCCAATTGTAGAGGTTAGACACGATATATCTAAGCTTCTGATCATAAACGACAGATTGAAGCTTGACAACGATATTTTGCATGAAGAGCTTGGCAAAATTCATGCAGAATTAGACGCATATCGAAAGGGACAGCAATTACTTAGCATTTTAAAGGACGTTCCTGAAGAGAAAATGCCTTTAGTGGAAGAAAGGCTGTCTGCAATGGTCAGAATGCTTTAAAATGGCTAAAAAGGTCCTTAAAAAGAAGAGATTTATGATGACTGATGAGCATTATGTGGCTCAGAGCTATGTTTTCGCTGTAGGGTATAAAATTTACCCAGTAGTGTCTCCATCTGGATACAAAATAGCTGTTCAATTAGGAGATAATATTAAGATTGGAGAGAAGACCTTCAGCCCAAATAGGGATGAATGGTCAGAACAGATTTGGGACTTGTATATGCAAATATATAAGAAGGATAAACAGAAAGGACTAGTGTAGATTTACTTTATTAAACGCAGTATGGGCAGAAAACCAGTAAATAACTTATATAAGAAGGCTTTAGACGGCAGATCGCATAATGGAGCTAAGAAAGGCGACAAAGAGCTGAGAGCTATCGAAAAAGACCTAAAAGGACTCAATGCGGACACTAAAGCGAAGCAAAATCGCAATGCTATCTACGCTACTAACGCAATTAGAGAGGTTTTTGGATCAGAAACTGAATTTTGGGTCCACGTAGCTGAAAAATCTAAGGATTCATTCAATCATATGAAGATTTTGACTGAATATGCCTTTGGGAAGCCCTCTGATGGGTCTTCCAACGGCAATTCTAACGGTAAATTAGACATTCCTATCGTAAACTTCTTTACTGGATCACCTCCGCAAGTAGAAAACACCATAGACATCACTGAAGAGGATAATCAAGACACTGAAGAATGAAAGTACCACACTTAAACGGCAATTACAATGCATTAGGCAACCAAAGTAGGTACTTTGTACTTACTGGAGGACGTGGGTCGGGAAAATCATTTGCTGCTACGGTATTCTTAGTGCTTTTGACCTATGAAAGGGGCCATAAGATCTTATTTACACGCTATACGATGACTTCTGCTGGATCTTCTATTATTCCTGAGTTTATTGAGAAGCTGGAGATGATGGAGGTCATAGAAGACTTTAGAATAACTAAGGACGAGATCACAAACATTAAGACTGGTTCCAGTATCATATTTAAAGGGATTAAGACCGCTTCTGGTAATCAGACAGCGGCTCTTAAGTCACTTAATGGTGTAACTACATTCGTATTGGATGAGGCTGAAGAGCTTATCGATGAAGACGTGTTCGATAAGATCGATCAATCAGTCAGGGTAAAGACTAAGACCAACAGAGTTATTCTGATACTTAACCCAACTACCAAAGAGCATTGGATCTATCAAAGGTTCTACCAGAATCAGGGTATTATGGATATGTACAATGGCATCAAAGGTAACGTCACGTACATACACACAACCTACAAGGATAACGTAGATGCAAATGGAGTATCTAACTTGTCTGCATCGTTCCTAGAGCAGATAGATCAGATTAGACTGCATAGACCTGAGAAGTATGAGCATCAGATCTTAGGAGGCTGGTTAAACAGAGCAGAAGGAGTAGTATTCACGAACTGGAGGCTTGGGCAATTTGACGATAGCTTTGATATCATTTATGGTCAGGATTTTGGGTTTGCGTCAGATCCAACAGTCTTGGTAAAATTGTCTGTAGATAAACGCAATAGGCGTATATTCATTAAAGAGATGTATGGTAAGCAGGCTATGTCTACTTCAGAAATCGCATCTATGAACATAAGATATGCAGGACCTGAGCTGATTATTGCTGACTCTTCTGAGCCTCGTTTGATACACGAGGTCAGACTAAAGGGTAGCAACGTTAAGCCCACTGTGAAGAGGTCTGGTTCTATTTTATCAGGGATAGGTCTGTTACAAGACTTTGACCTGATTATCGATCCTGAGAGCATAGAGATAGTCAAGGAGCTAAACAACTACGTGTGGAGTGATAGTGGTAAGCAGAGACCAGTAGACAAGTGGAACCACAGAATTGATGCGATCAGGTATGCCGCTCAGTACGCTCTTGCAAATTTTTCTCGTGGAGCTTATGTCATTAGGTAGTCTTTAAACGCAGTAGGCTCTTAAACATAGTAGGTTTTGGTACTTTTGGTAATTTTGGTAACTTGGGAAGTTTGGGAATTTACGGAAAGCCTTCCCTAAGCCAAAGTGTTAAAGTTTTGTTAAAGTCATTTTTTGTACTGCATAATCGATTTGGATATCGTAGTATTGCAGAAACAAATTAAAACAACGACTTATGAAACTAGAAAAATTCCTACAAGCAACTAACGATGGTAAGATCTTCTCAGCCACCTTTGTTAAAAAGGACGGGACCATCAGAACCATTAACTGCAGACGCAACGTACAAAAAGGAGTAACTGGAGCTGGACTTAAATTTAGCCCAGCATCTAAAGGACTACTTGTTGTCTTTGATATGCACGCTAACGACTTTAGAATGATTAACTTGAATAGCTTAATCGAAGCTCAAGTAAATGGTCAAATCTTTAAGTTCTTTGTATAATGAAACATAACGTAACTACCCAATCCTTCATCGAGTGGTACTTTAAACCTAGCGATGCTCAGTGGATACTAAAGGACCTTAAGTTCCATTTGTATAATACTGGCGAGTTCAAGATAGACTTGTTTGAGCTGTTCGAAGATTGCATATCTATACCAGCTCACATCACACTAGGATACAACCATAAGACAGACCTAAACAAAGAATATAAACCAAACGAATGCAAACTAATAAGATAAACGACATGAAAGAAAATTACCTACACGTAAAAGAAACCGTAACCTTGCAAGCTTCAGAAGACACTGTTATAATAGTTTGCGTAACTATTAACGAGTTCACTGGAGAGACTCAAGAGACGAGACTAGATATCCCATCTAATATATTCCTTCAGGATTTCACTGGGAAGTTTCTGAGGACTCAAGCCAAACAAAACTACATAAAACACATAAAGAGCTTATGAAAACACAACGAGATGATCTAGAACAGCAAAGAAGAGAATTCACTACAGCTTTGATCAATGAGAAGCTGAAAAGAGAGCCAGACTACAATCGCATAAGATATATGCAGCAAAGATTAGATGATATAATAAGTTACCTTAAAAACCTAGACTAAACATGAAGACAATTAAATTTACCATTGAGCAGAAAATCAGAATCCTAAGATCACCTAAGAGATTCGTGATCATTACTAGACCTAACAATGAGATCAACCTAACCTTTACAAACAACATAGAGATGCATATCGAGAAGATGCATCCATCACTGGAGCCTATTGTGGTTAACGTGTACAAATTAAAGGAAGGAGGATTCTTATGAAAGAGACAGCAATTAAATGCAAGAATAGCGGAGAAGAGATATCCAGTGGCTATGTAGTTCTAGGAGGCGACGCATACTTCACCTTCGAATATGAGGCATATCATTATCTTGTTGGAGCATTGGCTGAGTATCTAATAGAAGACGCAGACGGACAGCTTAGACATCCACATCAATTAGATCCCCAGTACTTCTTAGATTATTGTTATGATGAAGATTATCTCTATTGGGAAGATTGGTCCTACTAACTATAAAAACAAAACCCTAGTTCAAAGCTAGGGTTTTTTATTAAACATAGTGGGTACTCTTAAACATAGTAGGTGTTTAAACATAGTGGGTAATTAAACGCAGTGGGTTTTGAGGTTTATATGTGGGCTTCGGTTTGTGCCCTCATCGATGTTTTAGCTCGCCATCAGATATCAGCTCGGAGCTCAGGACCAAAGGTGAAATAAGGACACAAGCGATATAAAGGCCCAAACGTTAAACTTTTGTTAAAGCTATTTTTTTTAACATATGGCTTACTATATTTGCCTTGTAACAAAAACAAATAGCGATGAAAAAACAAAAACAAAAAACAGTACTTTACTGCATTAACAACAACGGGATCAAAT